TTTACTTTTTCTATTTCTTCATTAAGGAAAAATTTTAATTTAGGACTATTAGACACATTATAAACATATTCTTTTAAAAGATTTTTTTGGTTATCAGATAATACAGAATATTTTTCATTAAACTTTTCCATTAACAATTTATAAGTAAGTGCTCGAGTTTCCTTATCAAATTTTTCATACTCTTCCATCACCATTTCAATTTTTGGTTTATTTGGAAGACCTTTTTCAGTGATATGTTCAAGTAAGTTTACTTTTGAATTTACTACAGACATAGGACTATTTGTAGTATTTTCTAATAAATTATATATACTGGCATATATTTTATAATTAGAAATTTTAGCTTTAAAAAAATCTTCTACATTATATGTAGATTTGATTTCTTTAACTAAATTATAACGCTCGCGTCTTAAAGCAGATTTATTCAGTTTAGAGTGAGACTTTATTAAAGTTTCTATTAATACACTAGCACTGGCTTCTTTTTCAAATTTTTTATTAAGCAATGCATAATATATTTGGTATTCTTTTAAAAGAGTTGAATTTTTATTAAAAAACTTCTTTAATATACCTACAGCCTTTGGTGTGGAATTTGATATTGTTTCTGACGTAATTTGTCTCGTCAATAATTCAAATATTATCCCAGTATTTTTGTACTTGGAGTGCTTAGGTTTCATATATAAATAGATTTATTCTTATATAAATATGTAAAGATTCCTAAAAAGTTATTCACTTATTATATTTTTTTCACTCTTAAATGAATTATCTTCATTTTCATTAAGAAGCATTTGCTTTTTAAGGCGACCTAATGCTAATTTTTTAACCATTTGTTTATTAGATTCTAAAGCTAATGTAGAAACATCATTAGTCCTATCAGGAGTATCATCTCCTGTAAGGCCGCTTCTGCCCAGAGTATCTCTACTAAAATTAGATTTATCACTATTATATGAGCTTATGTTCTTTTTCGGACGGCCAGGTTTTTCTTCATCGTAGCCATCAGGTAATTCTTTATCTTGCTTTAATCGAGCATTAGAATATAAATGAGCTAAATCGTGTGGAGTACCATATGATTCACCGGTTTCAATAGGATCATTACCTTCATTTTCTATTTGGTTAACTCTAAATTTATGCATAGCATCATCAAGAGACTTTTCATTTTCGTCAATTAGTTCTTGTCTACTTTGATTAAATACATTTTTAGCTACCCATTCTTTAGAAAATAATTTATTATCTAAAATACTAGTGGCTAATTCTACTTTAGATTTATATAATTCAGTTTTTTCTTGTTCAAATACAATTGAGGGGCCAGTAAGAGTAAGTTCAAAATCTATTAATTGCTCATTTTCAAATCCTTGAGTATATAAATGGACTAATGCTATTTTAGTTAGCTCAGATACTATAGTTCGTTGTAAACGTTCAATAGTACGGGCAAAGCGAATATCCATGGCAGCTAGTGTTGATTTACCTTCTAAATTTTCATCATAACCTAAAAAGGCTTTAGGTACTTTAAGGGCGGCAAGCATTTTATTTTTTAAATATTCAATATCATTAGTACCATCATAATCAAGACCCTTAGTAGTATCTATACGAGTTGATGCATCACTACCCCTAACTGGGATATAAAAATCCTCAGTCATATTTTGAATATTAAATTTTAAATTATAATCACCAGTTTGTTGGTCAATATATGGAGTTTTCTTCATATTACGAACGGTCTTCTCCATAAAATTATCTATTTCATTAGGTGGTATACCACCTACATTCATATAGAATACTCTTTTTTCAGGTGCACGCATTATTCTATGAATAAGCATTGCATCTTCCATTAACATTAATTGTTTAAATACCTTACGAGCAGGTTCAAGATATGAACGTCCATAGGGCATATAATTGGCATCAGAAAGAAGTCTAAAATGGGCTACTTCGTAATTTTCTAAAGCAAATTGTTCACGCCTAGCAGTGCTATAAGATTGACTTTGGGCCATACCATTAGGATCAAGAACAAACTTAACGTAATTAGGATTTTCAGGGTCCATTCCTTCTTCTCTTACTACCCCGTATACAGAAAGAGGTAAGACATTGTAAATTCCAAATTTTTCAGAAATTTCTAATTTTAAATAAAAATCACCGTATTTACACATTTGGCGAACCCAAGAAGGTAAATTAAATTCTATATTCAAAACATCATAGAATAAATTGTTTAGAATTCTTTTAATGTTGTCATTATTAGATTTAATTGTTAACACATCCCCATATTCATCTTTTAAAGTAGATTCTTCAGATACTATATCTAAAGCAGCTGCTATAAGAGGATCATAGTCCATAGCTTCATAGTCACTATAAAGCTGCAGACGCATTGATGAATAATTAAGAGTAGGGTTGTATTGGAGAGAAGAACCAACAGGTCTATGTAATTTAGTAAATCTATCATAAAGAGAATTAGATTCTAAATTACCATATTTCTGTATTCTGTCTGTGTCAATTACTTTAAGTTGTTTCCCCCCAACATTTCTAATTATAACATCAGTGGAAAAAAGTCTTTTTAGTCTAGTAAAAAGTGTAGTATCAGCCATATTAAATATTTATAGTATGTGTATACATATTTACTCTAAAAGCCAAGAAATATCTTCATCTCTCCCATTTATATTCATTTTATATGAATTTCTGGGATCATTAATTTGAGATGTAGTAAAAAATGGATTATAAGTAGATTTAGTAGTATTATTAAGCATTGCTCGAGCTAAATCAACCCCTTGTTGGGCAAATTTTAATGCTGTGTCTCTTACATAGCAAGCAGTTGCTATAGACATAATTAAATCATCGTTGTACCCAGTTTGAGCTTCAGCTCTACCATTTTTCCATATGAAAGTTCTTAACTCATCTAATGTACGGCGTGATTGGATTTGAATACTTTGTTCTTTTATATAAGCATCCAATTTAGCAATAGTTAAAGGTCTAGTTCTAAGTGACATTGTAAAACCGGGTACCATTTTAGATTTATCTATTAAATCATATCCTTTAGCAATATATGCTTCGGCATCACGAGTAAATTTTTCATCTTTAGGGCTATAATATAGATTATCATAACCCATATCAATTACTTCTTGTATAGCGGCCCACCCAATATTTGCGTTTTCAATTACAAGTAGTGCTTTATTATATTCATTTGCTATGTTAAATAATACCCTACCAAAATCTTTTGTAGGGAGTTGTTCTTTAAATTCGGCAACTTGAACACAACTTTCAATATCAATTATATGAAATGCAGAATAGTCTTTTGAATCACCTCGAGCTACGTCAGCTACTACCATATATTGTCTTGAATAATCAGGATATTCCCATATCCATAAATTTTGTCCTACTCCTCTTTTTTCTAAAGGATCTTTAATAGTTGTAGTTTCTATATAATTTAATAGCTCAGGTGTAAATACAGTATCTCCTGAGGTTGTAAAGTCACAATCACATTCTTGTGCTGCCATCCTTTCGCCTAATTCATCATCCTGTTTATCTCTCCATTTCTGGTCTCTTTCAGGATGTACAGTCCAAGGTAATCTAATAGGGGTAAAACCACTTGATCCATCTTGGGCTTTAACCCACATTTTATGAAACCAGTTGCCGGTGCCATTTGGTGTAGATAATACAATTGCTCTACCACCAGTTGCGAGTGTTTGTTGGGCTGAACCCCAAATTTCTTCAATTCTATTTTCTTCAATAAACGCAGCCTCGTCAATCACTAGAAGCGAAATTGCTTCTGATCTACCAGCATCACCTGCTGCTGATACTGCTTTGATTTGGGATCCATTACTGAGTCGCAATGATAGTCGGTTGTTTTCTACTGTGGGTAGTTTTAACCAACTAGGTAACTGTTCATACATGAATCGTACTTTAGTTACTAGGTTTTTTGCGGTTTCCTGTTTGGTTGCTATTACAAGGACATTCTTATCCTTTTGAAATAACATCATATGTAAAGCTATACCTGCTGAGAGAGTTGATATACCAAGCTGTCTTGATTTTAAGATAACTGATTTATCATGTTTGTTTAGTAGAGTTAATACCTTTTCTTGGAAAGGATACAGGTTAAATTGTGTGCGACCTCTTGTTGGGTGTTGAATCCAACAATATTTTTTCATAAAATAAACGGGATCGCTTGCTGCTTTAACGAACTCTTGTTTGATAATTTCTTTTATTTCTGCCATCGTATATACATAGACAAAAAAGAAGGGAGCCGAAGCTCCCTATATCTTTATATATAAAAAAGTTTAACCTCTAAGATTAGCTAATTTTTGCATACGTTTAATAGATTCATTGAGTTCAAATGAGTCTTCATCTATTGTATCTTCATCATATGCCATACCCTCATCAGTAGGATTTTCATAGGAATCTTCATCTACAACTTTTTCTTTTCTAGACATTTTGCCTACTTTTCCTTCCATCTTGGCTTTTTCTTTTTCAATTTTATCTTTAGCTCTTTCTAATTCTTTAAGCTGTCTGCGGACATCTTTAACAGCATTTTTATCCATCATTTCACTAAATTCATTATCCTCATCAATACGAGTCAAACGTTCTTCAGTTTCATCAATCATTTCTTGAATCGCAGCTAATTTAGTTTCTAAAGCAGCCATTTGGCCTCTAGATTCAATCTCTTTCATCTTTTTAGATAAAGGGGATTTAGATTCTTTAATTTGTTTAACAATATATTTTTTAATTTCTTCTTCTAAACCTAAATCATCTAAACTTAGGGCACCTGGTTTAGGTCTATCAATTGAAGATTTTGATGATGGGTCATCTGCATATTCTATGAATCCTTTCATACGAATAGCTGATAAGAATTTATTAGCTTGTTGGACTGATTTAATATCTTCAACTGCATTTATAATGTCATCTGAGGTGAATTTACCAGCTTGCATTAAAATAACTAAGTTTTTAATATCTGAGGCTGAGTAACGTTTTTTAGGTCTACGGGCTCCTGGTGATCTATAAGTTCTTAACAAATTATTAACTCTAATCATAAATTCAGCTATAGCTCGTTTTTGGGAATTAGAATCCATAGAAGCAAATTCGGGGTTTAAAGTAGCTATTTTAGTTCCCGATAATTGATAAGGAGTAGCTTTCCTACCATAGTTACCTTCTTCTTCTTCAAGATCAAACCCTTCATCATCTATAAGGGCTTCAGCAGCTAGCCTTTCAGCTCTACCCCCCATCTCTATTTTATTTACGGCGTCTTGAATTTCTTCGAGTATAATTTGTTTTATTTCAGCTTTGTTCATTGTACAATGTTTATTTGTGTATAGTTAACTAATAATACATATTATAAAATATTAAGAGAAATATTTTTAATATATTCGTATAATAGGTAATTTAATTCATTAAGTGATTTATATTTTTTAAAAAATTCCTCAAAAGATTTAAAATTAGATTTCTTATTCCTATAACTATTCCATACTAAATATTTTTTAAATTCTTCAGGATATTTTTCTATAAATTCTTCTTTAGAAAGTTCTTTTTTAATATTAACTGAATATGCGTAAAGGTTAAAAGCTTTTTTATGTTCTTGTGCTAGTGGAGATAAAGAGGATTGTTTTACTTGCCTTGCTTGGTAATCTTTAAGAAAGTCTTCAAATGATTTAGAAGGGTATTGTTTTTGAAAATTAACTTTATAACTATTCCATGCTCTGAATTTTTTAAATTCTTCAGGATATTTTTCTGCAAATTCTTCTTTAGAAAGTTCTTTTTTATATTTAACTAAATTATCATAATGACTATAAGCCTTTCTATATTCTTGTGCTAGTGGAGATAAAGAGGGTTGTTTTGCTTGGTAATCTTTAAGAGCATCCTCAAAAGATATAGAGGGGTTTTTATCTTTCTTCCTAATATAATACCCATATGCTCTAGCTTTTTCAAGTTCTTCAGGGTATTTTTCTGTAAATTCGTCTCTAGAAAGTTCTTTTTTAGCATTAACTAAATATGCGTAACGACTATGAGCCTTTCTATATTCTTGTTCTAATGGGGATTTAACAGATTTTTCTACTTGCCGTGCTTGGTAATCTTTAAGAAAATCTTCAAAAGGTTTAAGACCAGAGGCAGCCCTATAAGCTTTATAATTTGACCATACCCTAGCTTTTTTAAATTCTTCAGGATATTTTTCTGCAAATTCTTCTCTGGAAAGTTCTTTTTTAATACGAACTAAATTATTATAATAATTAAAAGCCTTTTTATATTCTTGTTCTAGTGAAGGTAGAGTAGATTTTATTTGATGAGCTTTAAGAGCATCCTCAAAGGATATAGAAGGGTCTTTGGCTCTTTTGTTTAGATAAGATTTCCATATTAGATATTTTTTGTATTCTTCAGGATATTTTTCTATAAATTCGTCTCTAGAAAGTTCTGCTTTTTGAATTGAGTAAACATAGTTATTAAAAGCCTTTTTATATTCTTGTTCTAATGGAGATTTAACAGATCTGTTTGTTTTTTTTATTAGATAATTTTTAAGAAAGTCTTCAAATGGTTTAGAAGGGTATTGTTTTTTAAAATTAACTGTATAACTTGCCCATGCTCTAGCTTTTTTAAATTCTTCAGGATATTTTTCTGCAAATTCTTCTCTGGAAAATTCTTTTTTAATATAAATTAAATAATTATAACGACTATAAGCCTTTTTATATTCATCTTCTAATGAAGGTCTAGTTAAGCTTTTTACTGGAGTTGTATCCTGGCTAGGTTGTTTAGGTTCTGGTTCAGGTAAGTCTAAATATTTAGATTTTTTAGGTTTAGAAGAGGCTACAGCGGATTTAAGATAAATATTATCCTTATATTTAGGATTATTATCAATCCAACTTGCTAAAGGTATATCAGTTTTATCTTGTTGGTATAAAGCCCAAACACGGGCACGCCACATAGTTTCAGGATTATCATCTTTCCACTTTTTAAATTCTTCCGGAGAAAGTTTTTCATTTTGGGATGATACTAGTTCTTTAGCTTCTTTAAATATATTTTCAAAATTATAATTTAAATTTTCTTCTTCCAAAAGAAAAGAATATATAGATAATGGATTTAATACTTTCATTATTTGTTTTATTTACATATAAATATATTATCGAGTAATGATAATAGTAATAATAGTTACCATAGTAGAAGTTACCCCCCTTAAAAAATTTCTTTCTTTTTTCAAAGACTCGTTACTTTCATTAAGTTCTTTTACTTCTACTTTTAGGTTACCCATAACAGTATTTAAAGAATCTAAGGTATTTAATGTTTTATTCTTTATATCTAATTCATATTGAATAATAGAATCCTGGTTTGAGACAATTTGAGAGAAATCCCTTAAAGTAATCTTTAAGGAATCTCTCTCTATTTGACAAAAATCATACTCAACAAGCTCAATAGCAGCTTGTCTAGCTTGATTTATAGGAATACAAATTAAAGAATCAGTATCGGTTTGAGAAAAAATTGGTAAGCTCGTTATGAGACATATTGTTAATATTGTTAATTTGGTCATCGTATTCTTGTTTGAGACTATCTAAAACCTCATTACGATTAGCAATTGAATTATTTAAGCTATCTATAACAGTTGTTATAGCATTAATTTTTAATTCTAAGCTATCCTTATAATGTTTTAAATCACCTAATTGTTGCTCATACATATTTTGATTATCTTGAAGCTTTTGTTGGTATTCGATTTTTGATTCATTCCACTTAGCCCACATCCAATAACCACCTACACCAAATCCTATACCAAAAAATCCAATTACAATAGTAATAGCTAATATGAATGATTTTAAGTCTTGGTTCATTCTTGGATTACTTTTAAAATTTGTTCAATACGCTCTTTAGTAGAACCTGAGATTGTATGAAATATGGGGCGGTGGGTAAATAACAATTTTTGGATAGTTTCATCAATTTGTTGGCGATAGTCTAAATCAGTTTCTCTAACTCCATTATCTTCCATAGTTACTCCTTCAGGTGATACATAAAAAATATGATCATATTGTTTAATAAAACGTTTAGCATAATCCTCAAACGCATCTGCATCGATGTAACTCACTTTTTTAGAGCATAATGTAAATGCAATTACATCAATTACAGTTCTATCTGTAATGATATTTTCTTGCATAAGTTCAGTTACACGTTCAGCTAAAAATACTGTTTGTCCTTCGATAGTAGTTCCATGGTTCAATGGAATACCTAATGAATTAAGATATTGGCTACGCTCAGTGGCATAGTGATAATTTTTAAATTGGGGTAATTTTACCAATTCTTTAGTAAGCGTGGTTTTACCTACACTCATTGTTCCGCAAAAACCTATTTTCATTTTATCCTGCTTGTCTTGATTTAAATCTTGGGTCTTTGTACCATGGCATACCCTGGCCAGATCTGCGTGCTTCTCTCCATTCTTCTTCGGTTTTCTTTATACCGTAAAGATAATATTCTTTTTTGCGGTTATCACCCTCTGGTATAAGAGCGGGTCCTTCCCAATTATGGAGTTTTCCATCCCAATGGTAAGCAATAGTACCATCGGGGGTTTTTAATTTTTTCATTTTAGGGAAAGGTTCTTTACCACGCTTTGTTACTTGTTCGTCAATCAATCGATTTTCTTCGAACTTTTTGTTTTCTTCTTTATTTTCCATTTTTATTTAAATAAAAATCTTCAGGTTTTAATCCCATTTTCTTTATACCCCAAAGAATTTGATTGTATTTTCCGTTATATATTAATTTATCTTGGT